TTATCGTTTTTCGGCAATTTCTCCTGCTTTTTTATAGATGCTGTTTGGTGCGATACATCCACGTACCATAGACAATGGATAAATATTTGTATCATGCCCAACAATAGACCCCGGATTCAGGATTGTTCCACATCCCACTTCAACGCGGGAACTTAAGATTGCTCCAATCTTTTTTCTTCCTGTTTCAATCTTTTCCTCTCCATTTTTGATCACAACATTTGTCTTGTCGGATTTTACATTCGATGTGATAGATCCTGCTCCCATATGAGATTTATATCCTAAAATAGAATCCCCAACATAATTATAATGAGGTACCTGAACATTATTAAACAAAATATCATTCTTGATCTCTGTAGAATTTCCTACCACACAGCCTGCACCGATCAATGCATTTCCTCTGATAAATGCTCCTGGGCGCACTTCTGTATCTGGTCCGATGATCGCTGGCCCATTGATCGTTGCTGTCTTAGCAATTGTTGCACTTTTGGCGATCCATACGTCTTCTTCCACCTGATCATATTCATCTGCTGATAATGTTGGTCCAACTTTCAGCACAAAATCTTTGATCAAGGGAAGAATCTCCCATGGATAAGTTGTCTGTTCAAATAATTCTGTTGCAATTGTCTGATCTAAATCCTGAAAGAATTCTTTGTTTGTTAATTCTACCATCTGACTTACCTCTTTCTGTTCTTATTATTTGTTTCAATCCACGGTCGGTAATTTTATCGAGTCCGACACAACATATAGATTCCTTACTTAATCATTTGAAATCCAACTCAATCGGACAGTGATCTGATCCCATCACATCTGTTAAGATCTTTGCATCACTGATCCGTTCTTTTAAACACTCTGATACAATGAAATAGTCGATACGCCACCCTGCGTTATTCTTTCTCGCATTGAAACGGTAAGACCACCAGGAATAGATTCCTGTCTGGTCTGGATATAAATAACGAAAGGTATCGATAAATCCATTGTCAAGCAGTGAACTCATCTTCTCTCGTTCTTCATCTGTGAAACCAGCATTTTTGCGGTTTGTTTTTGGATTCTTAAGATCGATCTCTGTATGGGCAACATTTACATCGCCACCATGATAGATACAGACTTCACCAGGCGAATTTATTATTACTTTGCATCAAACTGCTTACTTTATGAACTAGATTTATTACACTGTCATCGTAAATTGGTATCTTTTGAAATTTTAATTCAAAAAAACTTATTTGTCAACAAAACTCAGGAGGAATACATTATGCGTGTAAGATGGAAAGATAGTGCCTGTGTCACGTCTAAAAAAACTATAAAATACAGAAAGCATTATATAACTGCTTATAATAAGGATGGAATTGCTGGATGGATCATTGATCTTCCGGATGATCATAACATTTATAAGTCCCATTATTGTGCTGAAAATGCTATTGATCTCGCTCTTGGTGGGTATGGAGTAAAGGGAAAACCTACAAAGAAAAGATTGAAATTTGGAATTGAGATTGTTGGAACATATTAAAATTTCTAAATTTAAACCTAAATAGGGATAACATGGGTTGCGTTCTTCACAATGTAAATTGAATTACCCTACATTTTTACTTGATTTTTAAGTATTAAAAAAGGACTAGAGCTATACTCTAATCCTTTATTATCTATATTTTTTCATTAATTTTTTTGAATCTTTTCGTACAGTTCTTGTATTCCCAGTCTAATTACATCGGATGCTGTTAATTGCAATATATCACAGCATTCGTTTAATTTTTTAACATCGTCCTCTGACATTCTCGCTCGCTTCACTATTGTTTTTGGATCATCTGTAGGTCGTCCCATTTTCTTTTTCTCCATTGTTCTCACTCTCCTACCTCTTGCCATTTTCGTTCAATTGTGTTATTCTAACCCCGAAGGGTGTCAGGTGGTGGCAAGTACCACCTGAGCTTTTAGTTTTGGCTAGCCTTGCTTATTTATTAAGCAGGGCTTTTATTTTTCTCTTTGCTTCTTCCAGTGTTTCGCACTGGTTTACAATTTCAAGAATCTTTCTTGTCTGATTCTCTTCTGCGGTTTCTTTTAACAGTTCTCCTAAGTTCATTTCTTCGTCCATTTTTTGCTCCTTTCTGGCTACTTGCCTGCCTTACTTGTTAAGTATATCTTAACTGTAACTTTATTATATATTATGTAGCTACAAATATCAATATGTTTTTACATTATTTTTGATGTTTTTATATATTTTTTTGCAATAAAAAAAGACCAGAGGATTTCTCCCCCGGTCAATATTAAAATTTAAGGTATTTTGTAGCAGAATACCCTACCACGCTCTTGTATTTAACTTTCGTCCACGTGCTGCCTTTTTTAATTACTTCTGCTTTTGATCCTTTCGGAATTTTACCAATAATCTTAGATGATCTGTTAGCACTGTTTCTGATCATAAGTGGATCGGATTTTGTGACAACCTTAGCATACACAGTTGCTTTGGTAACTTTCTTCACGGCTGTTTTTACAGCTTCCTTAGCCTTGGTAGCTGTTCCCAGCTTTTTATTACAGATTCCTTCTGCGATCAGCTTTGCAATCTTATTAACGTTTTTACCGATCTTATAATCGGACTTGGAGTCACAGAAAAAGCTCTCTGTCATGATCGTTGTTGCCTTTGTGCCATTCAGCATGTACAGGTTCGTTCTCTTCTGCACATCACGATCTGTAAATCCAGCGGATACGAGTTTCTTCTGCACTCTCTTTGCGTACTTCTTACCATTTTTGGAAACATATAATACTTCTGTTCCGTGTGCTTTTCCGTTATAGCAATTCAAATGACCTTCTACGACAAGATCATAGTTCTTTGCATTTAAACGTGCCAATTTCCATGATTTTTCCTGTGATGCAGCGGTAAACACCTTCTCTGGGCAGATATACAGATCAACACTGTGTCCGTCACTCTCCAGATATTTTTTTACCTTTTTCATCAGCTTTTTGTTGTACTTATACTCGTTAACTCCACCACAATCTTCGCCACTTGCAGATGTGTATGATCCATTCTTAAGTAAGCTGTGTCCTACTGTCAATGCGATTCTCATATGCTTACACCTCCTGATCGTTTGATAGCTGGTTATCTTCTGTCTGTTCCTGTTCCTCTGGATTCTCTAAGTCAGTTTCAGGTAACGGAGTCTCTGCATAATTTGTCCATGTTCCGTCATCTAACTCTGTTGTGTGATTCATCTTATCTTCTTTGCTGACTTCCTCAACATCTTCTAAATCATATACTGAATTATTTAATTTTCCATCATCTAAAAGGTCCTTGACTCCATCAAACCACAGCTGTACGATCTCTTTTAACATATTATCACTAACAAACAGCTGAATCGGCTTCGGCAACAGTCCCCTTGCCATATGTATTACATAATCAAATTTCTGCTGCCCTTGCTTAGATGCTTTGAAGGTTTTCTCTGCTTCTACAAACAGCTTGTATACATCCAGTCTGATCCCTTCCAGACCTTTTTTTGTGATATAGTCGATCAATTTCTTAATCAAAAAAGCAATGATCAATACTGTGATCACTGCCAAAAACAACAACTTATTCTGTTCAAATAATTCTTTCATTTTATCTCTCCTTCTTAGATTCCAACTTGCTGCAGAGCAAATCCGAGCACTGCACCAACAACTACAGTCAGGACATACATAGAAATGCTTCTCCATTTTTCTCCGTCTCGGTTTTCCAACTCTTCAAGCCGTTTGCTCTGCTCTGTCTGATTAACGAGCATATGTTCCATGTTGATCGCAAGCTTTTGCACGGACAGCGTGAGGTTGTTAATCTGTCTTACTGTTACTTCTAGATCTGCAATTCTTTTATTCTGCCGAACTTGCTCACGGTCTACGCCTTTGGCAAACTCTTCATGCTCATGCCTTCTTAAGTATTCGTCATTCAATTATGTCTCCTTCCTCAACTTATCATTGCTGTCATTGTTGCTTGACTTGTTTCTAATTCAGAAGAAAATATGCAATAGAAGCAACTAGCATCGCTTTCATTCACTTCAAGCCCTACGCTGATTTTAACTTTTCCTCCAACTTCTACTGGATTCGGAGACATACTTACAGACTTAATTTCAATAATTTCCGCCATTACAACTACACCACCTTCAGTTCTATCGGCTCTATCAGAACTTCGTCCAATATCACATATTTAATATCAAGTGTGTATGTGCCTCGTTGTTTTGGGGAGACTATGGCTTCGATCTCATGCTCATAAATCTTACAATTTCCGTTGCTTTCTTCTACCTTATCTTTTAAACGTAATAAAGAAAATGAAGCTTCTTCAATCACAAAATTTTGATCTTTGATAGAATGAATTGAAATTCTTATACACCTTGTTTCCCCAGCATTAAGCATTACTTTTTTCTTACTTTGCATACCAGCCTCCTATATTTTCTTCTAATTATTTAAAGTTGCATAGATATCTAACGGCTCTAATGTCACTCGCATAGAGGCTAAATCCACAGTGATAATATAAGTCGCATAATATCCAATATTACCAGCTTCATCATAGGCGGTAAGTCCTATCACATACTTGCCGTTTAATGTCGCTGGAATAACTGCATCCCATATCTCCGGAGAACCCGGAGAATCCTTATTTCTGTATAAAACAACGGATTCTCCGTTAATCTCTCCCTCTAACCGAACAACCATAGATTGCTCCTTAGTCTGTTACTTCAACGCTAATTACAAATGTTTTACCGCAATCAACAGGGTTTGGAGTTAATGTTACAGACTTGATAACTGGTGCTCCTGTATCCAGTGTAACTGTTCTTGTAACTGTTGTAGACTTACCAGCACTGTCGGTAGCAACAACTGTGATTGTGTTTGTTCCATTTGCAAGAGTAAGGTCTTTAGTAAATGAACCATCTCTTCCGACTGTAACGGACTCTGCTGTTCCACTGTTAAGTTTGATTGTAACTTTAACAGGACTGGAAGTAACATCGTTTGTAGTACCTTTGACTGTACAAGCAGATTTGTTTGTAATAAGCTTGTCTGCTGGGCTTGAAAGAGTCAGTGTTGGTGGTACTGTATCTACCTTGAATGTAGTTGAGTTTGTAGCGGCTGCGTTTCCATCATAATCGGATGCATCAAGTTTGATTGTATGACTTGTATGACTTCCATCGGATAACGCTGTAGCCGGTGTATATGTACACTGGTATCCGCCTGTGATCGCTGTCTTAGTGATCGCATCGCCTGTTACCTTAGTACCACTGTCAAGTGTAATACCGATTGTTGCTGGGTTAACTCCAGAATCCGCATCGGTAACTTTCCATGTGATCGTAGGTTTGCTGTTTGTAGAGAATGAACCAGCTGTTGGGCTTACAATTGCAATAACTGGAGCTACTTTCTCTTTAACTGTTAATCTAAGGGATGATCCTAAGGTAGAATCAGTTGCATCTTTTGAGGTTGAGTTTCCTGCCTCATCCGTTGCTGTTACTTTTACTGGATAGTAATGTCCACTCTGGTTATAACTGGATTCTGACGGAGCTGTTACTGTAGCCTCGTATTTTCCTGTTGAGCTGTTAAGTGTAAGTGTATATGTCTGTCCGTTAATGACGGTTTGTACTGTTTTTACTGCCATATTTCTTTTCTCCCTTCAATATAGGCTTTGTGTATGTTTTATAATTTTGTTTTTTCTCTTTTAATTACATGGGGCTCTTATCTTCATCATAGGCTTTGTCCTTAATCCGCTACTATATAAGTTAAGCATACATTCAGCCAAGAATCAGCCGGAACATTAATACAAGATGTTGTACCATATCGCCCTATTGAAACAATTCTAGTACTAGCATCAACAACCACTGAAAACCTATTACTTCCACTTCCTTGTTGTGCAAAACGTACGTTTGTTCTAGGAAGTCCTATCCCATCTGGAAGTTTAAACATTGCAACGTCTGGAATCCCATCACTTGTTTGCTTTGTAGCTAATTCTTTTTTATTGCCTACAGATCCTACAATATATACAAATTTTCCACACTGACGTACTTGAACGTTGCTGTTCGGTCCAAAATGAGTACAACCATTAAAAAAATTAGTAACTTTGAGCCATCCAGTATCTATAGGTTGCTGCTTTTCTAACTCTTCCTGTAATGTTCCAAATGTGACGTATCCCTCTGGATCAATTGTCGTTGTAATACTTACATCATTACTTAACTTGATGTAAAAATCATGTACCAGCGACCATGCCGGCATAGATGTTTCTGACGGAACTTCCTTACCTGTTGAATTTTGCGAAATTGCAAATAATACCTCTGTTCCGCTTGCATCTTTTGCATAAATACCCAGCTGTGTCATAAGATAACCAGCTGTTAAGCCAGTATTGGAAAACAACACTCCGATCTTAATTGTTCCATCCGAAGCGGTTGTTACGCCTTGGATTGTTCCGCTTTGCTTTATCTCTGAAACGGCTGTCTGACTTTTTAATGCACTTACATCGACTTTTCCAGCTCCAGCTTTTATGGCGGTTACGTTAATCGTCCCACCATTTAGAGCATTTTTTAAAAGCTCAATTCCTTTGTTTGTAATTATCGTATTATCCCACATACTTATACCTCGCTAATAATCACGGAAGAATGTTCGCATGAACTTGACACAATCGCATAATCAATATCCGTTTCTGATTCACTTACTTCTGAAATACGAACATCACATATAAGATGTGCTGGTTTTAATTGCTCAATTCTTCTTAATACTTCATCATAGTTATTGACTGTTCCGTAAAAAATCACTTGAAATGTATTCTTACCAGTGTTTTCAACGATCTTTGCTTCAACACCGCTCAAAGATGATAAAATCTTTTCAAAACGTGCTGGATTTAAAGCCTTTTTTACTCTCCTTTGCTGAATCTGCTGCCTTCTTTGTTCTATTGTCTGATCTGGAAGAGGCGTTATTTCATACGCTTTTTCCCAGTACGGCAACGACCATGTGGCACGACTTACAAAGATTTGATCGTAAATGTCGTCACATATCTCTTTCACATCGTCTAATTCCAGACCGATGATCTGAAACAACCAAAGACCGATTCTTGATTTTCCGTAAATAGGAGATACATAATCAATCATTCGCTTTGCACTCTCACTTGTTAAGATTTGCTCCATAAGTTCTGTTTTATACCACATAAATCAGCCCTCCGTTAATGCTATAGTTCCAAGCACAGGCATTTGTCCAGACGTAAATTCAACGTTTTTGGCTGCGTCATTTATCTGTACATTTTCATAGTCATAAATATCGGATATAGAACTAAGTAATGAGTTGATCGCTGATATTCTGACAACATTATCGGTTGCATCCGAAGATACGTTCAATAAATATGCCTGCAATTCTGTCTTAAAGCTGTCTTGCACCTCTCGAATCGTTCCTTCTTTCAGATACACAACCGCTGCGACATTAATTGTGACTGTATCAGGGGTTGTTATTTCTAAAACGGCATTTGTCGGTGCTAAACGTGCTTCTCCATCGTCTGGACTCATAATATAATCATAAACGGCATCTTGAATCTGCTTTGATGCCGGCTGTCCATTCTGATCTAGCAAAATGATCTTAACTGTACCCGATGTATCTTTTGCCGATATAACAGTTGCAGCACCTACACCAGCAACCGATAATGCCCATCGTTTGTAATCGGCAACATTTCCTATAAACGAAACGTCCTGACTTTGATCGTATTCAACGATTCGCTCTCTCAAAGTGTCATCGTCCTCTTCATCCAAACCACCAGTGATCGGTTCTTCATTTGTTACAGATATAATCTCGTCGAGAAGTTCTCCATTCTCGTCCCCTGTGTGCAATACGATTGTATTTGCTCCAACATTGCTATCTGCTCCTCCTTCTACTGCTTCAATTGGTATTTTTGCATTTCCCAGAGTATCAACTGTAGCTTCTTCAATCGTTACGAACTCTATGGTATTTCCTTCATCGTCAGCCTCCGTTGAAAATCCATAGCCAAGGGGTATTACAAGTCCAGCTTTTGCTGTAATTGTCACATATCCCGAAGCGTTTACTGATTCTCTTCGCACCATGCCTCCTCGCTCGTCTGCGTGATAATCTAACAAATACGATTCTTCACAGGTAGCTGGAAAAAGGCACTTTAAAACTTCTACAAGAACGTACTCTTTAAGTTCTGATATTTCTATTGCTGTTGGTCGTGTAAAATCCCACGGAAATCCGCCCTCTGCTTTATCAATATCGTCTGGCAAATTTCCCAGCATTTTCTCATGGATTTCATCTTCACTCGAATTTTCCAAAAAATCGGGAAGTTCCATTTCTTCTGCTTCCAATGCCATTTTTAGCCCACCTCACTTTTAAAACTTGTTGTTATCTCTGTATCTCCGTCGATTCCCTGTACTTGTACTGTTACAAGACAATGATCTGCTTCCCATTGAAACGTAATATTCCCAACGTACAAAGTTCTTTCGGACGGATCAGCCATTAACGCCTCTTCAATCTCTCTTTGTAAAATGCTTTCTGCCTCTTCACGGCTATCTGCTTGCAAGGCACTTTCATAGTCAATCCCAATGTCGGTGGAATATCCCTCATGAGCATATCTTTGTGTCATGATCGTTTTGTAACACCATTGCACCCACGCTTCGAACCCGGATGCCTCTTTTAATTTTCCATCATGAAGCGTAACAAAGTCGCCTGTGTCAAAATCAAAAAAGATGCTCGGCTTATAACCGGCATCTTCGTCCTCTTCTGTATTTTCTTCGTCAGTTCCTTCGTTCTCTTCATCGTCTAAATATTCCTCGTCATTGTCGTATTCCTCGGGAAAAAGATTGTCCGGCATCGTCTCCACCTCCTTCTACCTTTCCAACTACAATAAGTTCTTCTGCATCTGTCCAGATCAATAAAACCCTGTCTCCTTCTGCTGTCTCTATTCCTGATAATACTAAATAATCATCGTCTGGTTCTGATCCTTCTGGGTAAGAATCTGGAAGAACGCCACCAGCTTTCATCGTTCCAAGTTCTGCAATAATATTTACTGCTTCGCTGTTATTTCCCTTTGAAATCTGTTCAATCATCCGAATAAAGTTTTTTCTTCCATCTTGCTTCATAACTAGCAATCTCCTTTAATAAAAAACAACGTCCATTGTTCCAGCAACACAGTCATGAGATATACTTTTCACTGTCTTGTTTCCCTTGATTCCAGCGGTACCACAATCAACATAGACTGTATCGCCTCGTTTGATCTTAGGATTACTGATCGCTGTCACTGTGTATTCTCGTTTGACTTTTGCACTTCTTTTAAGCTTGTTTTGTGCCTGTTTCTTGACCTTAGACAGCTTTTCTTTTTTGTCCTTGTCCATAATATCTTGGATCGTACCAAACTTCGATGTATTCTTAGATAATGTTGAAAGTCGTGGAATCGAGTTTTTCTTCGACTCTCCATAAATTTTTATTTTGGTAACGATATCATCCATCGTTATTTTCAGTTCAATAGATATAACGTTCTTTCCTTCTTTCAATTTATAAATCGTCGAATTTTTGTTTGCATACTTTATAATCACAGTCGTTCCTTCAATCGTGAAAATATAACGGCTGGAAATACTTTTCTTTGCTTTGTTAAGCACGTATATAATCATATCTCCGATATTCTTCTGAACTGGCTTGATTCTTTTGTTTTTGATCGAGCCATAACTATAGCTTAATTTCAGTTTCCAAGCGGTACAGATTTTCTTTACAATCTCTTTTGTACTAAGTCCAGACTTATAATAAAAATAGTCCTGTGATTTCATCATATAAATAAGATAATCATACGCTGTAAACGTTACTTCCTTCTCGGTGTCTGTAACTCTGTCATTTTCCCAGATCACACCTCGAAATACTTCAAAGTACCCATTCCCAACATCGGCAGAAATATATAATCGGTCTGACGGCTGTATCAAGGTTGATAGTGTAGCTCCATTTTGAACGGCATTCATTACTGTTAAACTGACTTCTTTCGCTAACGAATCAGGATCATCGGAGATCGTTAAATCTAAAATAACTCGTGATTTAAAAAGATCATATCTCTTGCCGGATGATGTCTTTACCACGGCTTTATACTGCGGATTTGCCAAACTTGCCATGATTTATCCTCCTATCATCTTTAACAAAGTCTTATAACCTACAACGCCGTCAACAGTTAATTTATGCTTTCGCTGATATCTTTTCACTGCTGCTGCTGTCTTTGATCCGTAAATTCCATCTTGTTTAGTTCTGACAATCTTCTGCACAAATTTAACCACTTTCCCTCGTCTGCCTCTTCGAATCTTAATCTTCTTCATGGCAGATTTCATAGCGGAAGTCAGCTTTTTGTCAACTTTCAATTTGGAATATCCGTCTTTGTTCATTGCTTTCTTAAGTTCAGTGACTTTAGAATTTGAAACGGATTTACTGCTTGGAACAGGGATCACAAGCACCTGTCCTTTATAGATCGTGTATTTGCTGATCTTCTTTTTCGGATGTTTCTTGCGTTCCTTCTTGTTCCTTGCATCAATGAGTTTTTTATTGGCATTATAAATTAACTTGTACTTTTTACTCGATCCGAGATATTTCTTTGCAAGCTTACGCAACGTCTGACCTTTTTTTACCTTAACCTTTTTCTTTTTTACTTTGGTTGTCTTTCGCTTTCGTTTACTTGATGATACACTGATTTTCTCATAATCAATAAATCGGATTGTATAATAATAATCTTTCAGACTTTTAATCGTGGAAACGTACTGTGAGATCATCATGTCTTTATTGATCTTTGTTCCTGTAATACAGACATTTACAACTGTTCCATGCACTGTCCAGTAATTCAGCAACGCATCCAATACCGCTGGATCAGTCCACTTATGAACAAATTTCATGCCTTTTCTTGATTCTCCGGGCAAGAAACTATCCCAACCAAGCTCTGACAAGTTTTTACCATTCGGAACGTTGATCTGCCCGAATCTATAAATATCATACTCTGCAAATTTTCCATCAAGTGATGTTTCAATCTCTTCTGGAATCACTGGAAGCTGAATCTTTTGATTCGCTCCCTTTGCATTTTTACCAGTAATATATATGTCCATCACATAACCTCCGCTGTCCTGTTACTTGCTGTTGATCCTACGGCATCTGCAATCGCCTGCATGATTGTATCAGCAATCTCTCCTTTGGCGTTCTTAATATCATCTACGATGCTTCCACTACCATTTACGCTGATCGTAATTCCGCCAACATTAATGACTGTCTGACTGCTTCCAGATGATGCCGTTGCTCCTGTCTTAGCTGAACCGCCAACAATTCCACCCTTGGCATGTTTTGTAACGCCTAAAATCTGCCCTGCCTGATTCCACAAGGATAATGCTCGGCTTCGATGTTTAGAAAGTGGAATAACCATTTCGTTTCCATCTTCTCCAAGCTCTGAAACGATATGTCCTCTTACCAAGCTACCTTCCGCATTATGAAAGAACTTCCCATTTTTCGGTAAGGCTGTCTGTAATTTCGGTGCGGATGATGTCTTTTTGCTTGTTTTCTTTTTACCAGATTTTGAAGAACCGCTATTACTTAGATAACTTCCACTAGTAATACTTTTGATCGCACTTGCTTGTGCAGCGGTTGTACTTGCTGCGGATGCAATCGTTGAGGCTGCGGATGCTAAAGCACCTGCAAGTGATAATGCGGAACTTCCAGCACTTTGTAAGTTGCCACCAGCTGCAAGCGACATAGAACCCATCGTTCCCAGCATTCCTCCAGCTGTTGCGGACATTCCACCTAAGCCACTGACTTTTCCACCAGCTGCATTCGTAGCACCTGAAAAAATCTTTGTCGTCTTTGATCCAACATTCGTTTGTTTTGTGTTTTTCTTATTCTCCTCGTAAGCTTTCTGTACGGAACTTGCCAGCTCTTTGTATTTTGCTCCTTTTGGATTAACACTTCTAATACTGTCTTTACTGTATTTCCAATATTTCTGACTCTTTGCCGTCATAGAATTACTGTTTTTCAGTGCATTCTTTCGGCTGGATACAAACCTTCTAAGGGAATCACCAAACTTATTTCCTTTAAAGATTGCCCCCAGTCCACCGACACCAGCTCCAATCAACGCTCCCGGAACTGCCCCAACACCGCCAAAGGCTGCTCCAATGGCTGCTCCTGTTGCAGCTCCACCTCCAACCATACCGAGTTTCGTACCACCTCTATAGGCTTCCTTCTTCTTCGTAGCTGAATCTTTGGAAGTTACTGCATTGTAAATATTACCGGCTGCACTTCCTATTCCAGCAATCCCTAAAGCTCCGCCTAATAAAGATGCACCTCCAACGGCTGCTGCTCCACCAGCGGTCGCTGCACCTGATCCAAGTTTTACGCCTAGATTTCCAAGCCATGCTTTCCATCCAGTGGCAGCTACGGTTTCTCCATTTTTCAGCGTGACACCAGAACCGCCTAAACCAAACAAACCACCCGGTGTCCTTGTCGGTCCAGATGGTGTTTTCGGTTCAGTTTGTTGCATTTTTCGCTTTACGCTTTCTGGTAACCAGATTTCTTTATTACCTGTCGGATTTGTTGTCGGTGTAGCATTTCCTCCACTACCAGATGTTCCCGGTATTGTAGAATTTCCGTTTCCAATTCCTCCGTTCACATTTACAACTGCCGCTGACACATTGATTGTTCCAATAGAATCTCCCAAAGGATTTGTTTTTCCTCCACCTCCAGAACCGCCAGTGATCAGATCGTATAGACTTTTTCCACCTTTAAACAGCTTTAGCCCTCCAGATAATCCAAGAAATCCAGCTAAATAATCTTCGATACCAGCTTTATCTCCGCCTGGTAACAGATCCTTAAGAGATTCCTTGAACCAGTTTCCACCAGCTTTTGCAATATCTTTTCCAATCCCAGTAATCTTCTTTACGATTGCTGGTTTTCCTTTGGAATCCCACCAGTTCGAAAAAGGATTGGCGATCAACTCATCCCATGCAATACTAATCTTGCCACCGATTGAAGCATTTTGGAATTTTGGCATACTAATAAGATCGTCGATCTTATCTCCAGCCTTTTCAAGGCCCTTGAATACAGATGTACTTGCATACTCTCCAAGTTTTTCAAGTGATGTTCCAGCTTCTTTTAGTTTTGCATCGGATTTATCAAGATATTCTGCAAAGTCTCCTAAACCTTTCGTTGCTCCCTTCTGGAGACCTTTTCCCCATTTAGAAACAATGTTTATGTCGAACGTATCTTTAATATTTGACATTAATCCAGAAACCGTCGAATTAGATGTTTTGTCCATCATTCCATCAAATTCTTTCAGCCCATTAAGGATTGTATTAACTGCTTTGTCTCCACTGATTTCGCCCTTTTGAGACATTTCTCTGATCTTGGCTATGGATTTACCCTCTGCATCAGCAAGATACTTCCATGCGTTTATACCGACATCTGTCAGCTGATTCATGTCCTCTGCGTTCAATCTTCCGTTTGTTTTCATCTGACCTAAAGCTCTGGATACTCGAGAGATACCCTCTTCTCCAGCTCCAAGTGCTGCGGATGCATTACCAATCTTTGTCAGATCCGGAATAATGTCTTTATCAGAAAATCCATAAGCCAACATCCTTTGAGCATTTGATACTACGGCCGATGTGTCAAACGGAGTAACAGATGCAAATTTCTTCGCACTATCCATAAACTTCATAGCTTTCTTTTTAGATTTCAGCATTGTTTCAAAGCCAATTTGATATGTCTGAAATTCGTCTGCTAATGATACTGGATCAGCTATCAATTTCTTTGTAGCAATTCCAGTTATAACTCCACCAGCCAAAGTTTTTAGTGAAAATATAGAATTCTTGATCTTAGATATAACACTTGGGATTTTTTTGATCTGACTTGTTACCTTGTCATTGATTTTTAGGGCTGCTGAAAAAGTCTTTCTACCAAAACTCATACCAGCACTCATAGCTTTTTTGATCCCTGCTGTTGCAGTGTCTTTTAATCCAAGTTTTGGAGTCCAGGTCTTTTTACCGAGCCCGTCTCCCTTTTTACCAAACTTGTCGAGGACTGGACTTGCTTTATCTTCAAGTCCTAATTTTGGCTTTGCACGCTTCTTTCCAAGCTTGTCCATCTCTCGTGATGCTTTCTCTGCATTCTTCCCTGTTTGCTGTAGGCCAGAAGATGCATGGTCGGAATATTCCGATACAACATCGATCACAATTTCTTTGTTTGCCATTTATGCATCTCCTCCTTCCATAGCTTTTAAAATTGCTGCAAAAATAAAAGCCCTCTCTCCTTCAGAAAGATCAAGGGCTTGTGATGGTAACATTCCAGTCCGTAAATAATTTTCTGCAAGCATAGAAGCTAACGGACTGGATTCAATTAGTTTTTTGCGTAGTCAACTACACTAACACCGCCTCCAGATAAGTTATCAATAGCATCGCTGACAGCTTCAAGCTCTCCAGCTGTTAACACCTCTTTGATAATTTCGTTCTGTGTCATAACCATATGACCAGCTTTCTTTAATCCTTCTTTCAGTGCTGAATTATCCCAGAATTTCTTTCCGTCAGTCGCTACTGTTGCAGTGTAAATCTTCCATGCCATGTAATCAGCTGTACTTACTTCTTTCTCAACGAGAGGAAGTGAAGCTCCGCCTGGGTTTGCCATATAAGTTGTAGCTTTCTTTCTACACTGTGCAATTTCATCGAAAGATAATGGTCGGACATTAAATTTAAACAATGTCTGTCCATTTCTTGTAATATTCAATGGCTGCTGTACTTCTGTTTTATACTCTGCGGCTTTTAAAAGACCCGTGATAAGGTCCATTTCATTTTCTTCTGTTACTTCGATTTTTGTTTCTTTCTTCTCTGCCATTTTGTTTCCTTTCCTATACCAGTGCTTTAATGGAATCTGGTACGCTGTTTACAATAAACTGACACTGTCTTTTGATGATCTCTCCCGGTTTTACCTCCAGAATGTTTGTATCTCCATCAGGGATACACTCATCTAACAAATATTTGCTTTCTCCGCCAGCAAGTGGCTCTGTTACACCAGCTTGAAGGCTGAATGTAGGAACTTTCCCATTTTTGATTGAATCCAACATAGGCTGGATTGTAAGATCGTCTCTTACTACAGCTTCCGTAAATGATGCTGTAAATTTAACACTGTCTGGGACACCATAAGTCTGAATATCTCCTGCCGGATGGAAGTCTACGTTTGAAAAGTTTACTCCAACGGCAAACTCTTCTACGGAGGCAAACCATACAGATGTGCCATCAACTGTGACAAATAATTTGCCATCTTTTCCAGTCATTAACTTTCTAGTATCAAAACCTTTTCCGCTCATTTATAATAACCTCCTACTGTGAAATATACTGGAACTGATAAGTTAAGTAGATCTTTTCCATACTGTCTACATCATCAATACGAATAATGAAGTATGCATAATCTGCTGCATGTGTATTATCCGTATCCTCGAAGAACTCATAAGTATCTAAGATTTTTCCTTCTCTGTTCATTTCAGCCAGTACTTTTTTTGCTTCCTGAATTACGTTATCAACGCCATCAGATGTATTGCTGATCTTTCCAATCAGTGGTTCTAATGTTCGGTTAATACGATCAAAAGCCTCATAACGAATTGCTGTTCGTTTAATCTTTTTCCATCCCTCATCGTCGTCCTCATTTAACACTGTGTAAGTATTAACCCCAGAATCGAACCAGACCTGTCCTTCCTGTCCTTCGGATAACAGAAGCAATCCTGATTTAATCGCACTCACATACTGTTCATTTGTAAGCTGTTCAATGCATGATTCTGCATCAGGAATCTCCACATGCACGATTGATGTACTGGAATCTTTACAACCAATCACACCACCCTGCACTGCCGCTGCAAGATATCCCTCTACTCTTTCTCCGGCGGTATTATAATAACCACTACCGCAGTAAATGAAATATGGTGCATTATAAGCCTTAGCATTTGCCAGTCGGGTTGCAAGTGACTTTCCAGCTGTTTCTCCAAGCACACAGATACCTAACGCTCCGTTTGAATGAATACGATCCATATACGTTTTCGCTAATGTCTTAACATCTTCCTCAACAGTATCAAGAATCATAACGTTCCATGCGTATGCTTCAAATGCATTAAAAGCATTGCTGTAATCTTCTGTTGTAACGTTTGGGGCTGCTCCATCAGTTAACGCCTGCTGTGTAACTGTCTGCATAATTCCAGATTCCCCAGAAGCAAGTTCAGCGTATAAATACTTACTGTCTTTCATTGCTTCCACAAGGTTTGCGGCTTCATTTACACCAGTACCAGCGACAAAGCTTACTTTCTCAACCAGTGTTGCTCCGTTATAAACAGAAAGCTCTTTTGTTGTTGCATCTCCTAACTTCTGCTTTAAGGTTACAGAAAACTTTAAGGCTGTAGGATACTTTGTTTTTAATGTGACTGCATTTGTGGAAGTTGTTGTCTGTAAAGATACGCTTCCCTCTTTTCCGCCAGTTCCAAGGCGGTATAAATATACAGTGTTTGCTCCAGCACTAAATAAGGCTGCTGCTGCATCAATTGTTCCGCTCTCCATATATAAAGAATACAGATCAGTTTTAGATGTGATCTTCTGAACTTCTCCAACCGGCCCAAAGTCTGCATGAACTGGAATACAAAAAACTCCATTCATTGCGGATGCTACACCATTATTTGTGATCTGCTCATGCCTGCGGTAAACGCCTGCTCTTTCCTTCTTCTCGCCTTTTAAAAATAATCCAGACAAGTCTCTACACCTCCTTCTTTCTAAATGTATCTACAAGTTTCTTTGCTGTACTCTGTGTTGCTTCTCTAATACCAGCTTTCGCAAATGCTGTTCGGATAATATCTTCGGATACTCCTAAGACCTGTGGATTTTCTGCATACTCTTCCACAGTGTAAACAACTTCCGGCATTGCTTTTGTATTTTCTTTCTTTTCTGCCATTGTTACCTCCTAATTTATTGTAATTCCTTTTATTTCTTCTGATTCCTCGTCCATTTCTCGAAGCTTTCCGTACTGTCCTCTCACGCTTACCTGTCCATCTCTTAAAGGATCAAACTTTGTGCTGTATGCTAATTGATTTACAAAAAACGGCGATCCATCGTCCATGACAAACCGCTCCCTTTCCTGTAAATTTTGAAGCAAATTCATGATAAACTGATCTGCGTTCACATCTGATCCAGAGATCACATGAACTTTGATATTGTTTGTAAACCATGTACAAGCATATGTCGATGGGAACGTTCCAGGCTGCATAGAATCCAGTCTCGTATAAACGACAACCTCTTCATCATCTGGTTTCCAGATTTCGTCAAGTTCCGTGTGATTAATTACTGTCACATCCCAGTGTTCGTCAATGTGCTTTGCCAAAGAACCGACTGCATCCAACGGAAGATACGAATGTTTTGGAAATGCGTATGCATCAAACGTCAAAATTGATCCGCACACCTCTACGTCCGCTTGCCCTTCAATCGCCTCTTGAAACGATTCGGATTTTCTCCATACAAGAGAAATCGTTGTATCTGCATCGGTTAAAAAAACTCCTTCAAACGCCTTTTTCAAGATTTTCTTTGCTTCAAGCAAGTTTTTATAGCCTTTATTATTAAACAGATACGCTATTGCAATCTCCATTGTTCCAGAAACCTTACGTTCGGAATCATCTTTCAGATTCAATCCATAAATGATACGCCCATATTGTGAGCCATCCCATCTTGAATCGGAATCATCGGGTGCCTGATCTAAAAAGATTGCTGGTGCATTTTTAAATGAAGCTAAGCCCTCAATGCCCAGTTCCTTTAAATACTTGAAAATTATTTGTTTCACAACGTTACCTCAAAATCGGAACCGAAGATTTTGACAACCTCCGGCTCTGCTTTCTTCTTAATTGGATTGACAAAGGGTCGTTTAGCCATCTTTTTTGTGCCATCCTCCAGCCATCCAGCATATTTAACATTACTTTTCAAGCGACTTGTAACTCTGTTCCCTTCAATCAAGGTTTCATCGTTCCAATCTTGACGTAAATTACCAGACTGTGGTGCTGGTGTCTCTCCCGGTGCGGATGATCTGTTTGGAAGCCGTTTATATTTCTTTCCAGAACCGCCTTTTGACAATACTTCAAGTTCGACATTTCTAAGAGTGTTTGTTGCCATCGCACCCTTTCTAGCCATTTCTCTTTTGATACTATCATTAAGGTTCTTTGCACACGCTTGAAATTCAGCTTCTACGCCCATCGGTATCACTTCTTTCTAGCACATAGTAAATTGAAAACTGCCCTGTTCCAGCTGGGTCTTTTGTTCCTTTCACAATAAACTTATGATCGTGACAAGGATCATCCCCAAACAATAACACGTCATTCTTACTTATCTTGACTGCTGGATGATAAGAAACAATCGTATGGCTAATCGGGGACTGGTTTTGTTTCCAGATTTCCATTGTTTTCATATCTGCTTCGGCTAATATGCCGTCTATGATCGCATCTGGAGCTTCTTTTTCATTTCCCTTTACAACCATGCCATCGTCCATGACTTCTGTATCCTGCCAGTAAACACGAAAAGACTTCATGTACTGATAAGGTCTGCCAAAGGATACCATTTTCAAAATCGTCCACCTCCCGGATGATTCATCATGCCAATATAGAAATACTTTCGTTTTTCATTCTCATACGGCTTGATTCCAACGCTTAAAGATGCAATTTCCTTTTTCAGATCATCATAAAGCTGTTTCCAAAAATTCATACGGTTCCCAAAATTAAAAGAGACAGGACCAACACTGTTGTCTACGTCCTGTCCGTATTTGAACATCATGTGTTCTAGCAATTTCAATTTTGCCATTTTGAAATTATCTGGATACTGTTCTAATACAGCTGTGATCTCTTCATCGGAAAGTGCAGCTGACATTTCATCTTTGGATACATCAGTATCCGCCAATTCAAACCGCATTTTCATAACATCATCGGAATTGATATCTTCTGGAAAATAGTTATACGTCATTCTCCTCGCCACCTTCCGGCTGTTCTTCTGGTTCTTCGGTTTCTTCCGGATTAATATCGGAATCTACGGAAAGATCGGCAAGTCTTGTTTCAACTGCTGCCTTGATTCCTTTTCTCGAATCAATCTCATGTAACAGCTGTAAGACCGCTTCCTCTGTCATGGTCGCAATCTCAATTTTTGCCTCTTCCATTGTTTTCTGAATTGTGGCAAAGAACTGTAATAACTGCTGTGCGTTCACTGCAAGCTCGTGCTTAGATTGTAATAAAGGAATTGATAAAGTGTTAGGGTTAACATTTAAATCCTCTGCATACGCTCCATTTACGCTCGCTACTTCTGCAATGTGTCCAGACTTCTTTAAAAAAAGAGAGCGTCGTTCATCTACGACACCCTCTGGAATAGTCTCTCCGATCTTATACCGCTTTCCACCAAAGTTTACTGGTTTTAATGCAACATAATTCATATAAAGCACCTCCTACTTGGATACACATCCTGTTAAGAAAGTTGCAAGGTCATCGGAAGTTTTCTTCATATCCGTTGCCATAAGCCCTTCGATGAACTCTGAATGTGATCCTCCTGGTCCATCATACTGTGATGTAGCCATCCATTGACCGTTTCCTAGCATATCCCATGTATAAATATATCCGGCAGATGGTTCTTCAAGATCTACTTCTTTCGGTGCATAAGTTAATAATGCACTGTTATCGTCAAAGACAAATTTCATATCGGCTTTCTGACCGATTTCTGCTGCATTATAAATTGCATACAGAACTTTTACTTCTTCCAGACCAAGTACCGCTGCAATTACCTGTTCGTTAACAAGTGCTGGATTCGGTGTTGACCCTGAACCTGTAACTCTTTCTAAGAACTGCGGATGATTTTTGATTGCCTTATACGCTCTGTATCCTAAGCATAATTTGTTAGGCATTCTACGTCCGTTTAAAAGGATTTCTTTCTTCATCTCATCAAACTGACCTACGATGTCCGCGTTTGCATCATCAAAATGCACAAACTGTTTAGATGTTGAAGCTGTTGCTTCTCCTGTCTTAACATTTGCCCATGCGTCAGCATTGAAAAACTTGTTTGCAAAGACCATATCAAGGTGCAGATTCATCTGTTCTGAAACCTGTTTTACCTTTGCACGTCTCGGATCAATCGTTGCTGGTGCTCCAGTTCTCTGGTAATCCAGAGCTGTGATGTTATCTACTCCGACGATGATCTGATCTACCTCACATTTGTAAGTATCATCTGAATGAGAGAATACAGCCGGATCTACTGCTCCGAACTTAGGCTTTCTCTTTACCTGATCTTTTGCAATCTCTTCCTTGTTGAAAATATAGTAATTTCCTGTACTTGCCTGCACTGGTAGGATCGGAAAGATGCTTGGTGCAACATTCATTCCCGGTGCCTGAAAATATGACATTGCCATATTTGTTAAGTAATAGTTAGGTTTCCATCCTTTCGCAATATCAACTGCGATTGCTGCTGCGTTGTTATGTCCTGTGTTCATTTATTTCATTCCTCCTTTATTTATGCTTCATATCCAGCATGGATGATCGCAACGTTTACGATGTCTCCTTTTGCTGTCGCTGGTGTCAGTGCCATAGCTAAGATGTACTGCCCTGTTGTTGCCTTCTGGCATAATCCCTCTTCATCAACAGCAAGGAAATCTCCAGAATCAAACGCTGCACCAGCGGTCCACATGCCCTGATTTCTGATCTGAACAGTAATATCATCGCCTTTGGATGCTGTTTCATCTCCAAGAAGCACAATTCCTGTTGCTTTCTTTCCGGCTTCAGGGAGTTTCGCTCCATCTTTTGTTAATAAAACTGCTACGGCTGTTTTTAGTTCTGCTCCAGCTGTAACATTGATCACTGGGCTTCCACCAGTTGGATTGTATTCATATGTTCTGTTTGCCATCTTCTCTGTACCTCCTTTCTTATTTATCGAACATTGCTCTTAATTCAGGATCATTCTGCATAACGATATCCTGTGCCTGTGCATCAGTAAGGTTTGGCATAGACTTTTTGATCTCTGCTACCTTTGCGTTCATCTTTGCAACACCTTCTGTATCGTCATTTCCTGTGTGAGCTCCACCAGATTTACCGATTTCCTCAAACAGACCTGATTTCTTAATTACCGCAAGGTTGTTATCCATGGATGCAATGAAGTTGTTATATGCTTCATCGGATGTTGCTTTCATGGATTTCAGAACTGGCACTAATTCCTCTGCTTTTGTTCCTAAGAGTTCATACTTCTTAGCAACTTCTTCTAAGGACTTCTGTTCTGCTTCCTCTGCTCTCTTCTGGATTGGTTCCATGATCTTCTCCATCATAGAAGTGAAGTTCTTTGTAACACCTTCCATTGCTTTATTCATTGCTTTATTCACTGCTTCCTGAACCTGTCCATCAATATCAGCTCTTTTTGCAGTATCCTCTTTTTTTGCATTTGCATCATCCTGTAATGCTTTTAATGCTTCTTTCTTTTCTTCCTCTGTCATATTTGAAATATCAAATGCCATTTCATTCTCCTTTTCTTTTTTTTCTTTGTTAATAGTTTCTGGATCACAAGATTTTTCAATGACTTCTTGCATTTTTGCGATCTCAAAATCATCCGCAACAACAGTATCTTCTTTGTCTGTTGCTGCACGTTCTAATTTGATCCAAGACTTGGATGCATCATCCGAAAATGCCTTAAACTGATCAATGCTCTGTGCGATTGCTGCCTGTTTATCCTCACACTCTTTATCGAGTAAGATTGACACGATCGACTGCTCCAGAGAGTTACAAGCATTCCAGATCTGATCCCTTACGTCATAGATCTTTTTTTCGTTCATTACATCATCAAAGGATGTTGCTTCATCTTCCATGGACTTTCTGACATCTTCTGAATTTACTCCTAAGCTGTCACAAAACGCATTAAAGAATCTCTTGAAAAAGTTTCCCTTCGGCTCTCCTGTACCTCCTCTCTTTTTAATCAGGATATTTGCTTTCTGATCTGCTCCGATATCTACTGCATCGATCTTTTTTACTTCCAGATCTTCCAGCTTTGTCTTTCCTTTTGTTTTCATGTTTCCTCCTTTCTAACGACACTTTATTGCAATTTTAAACACAAAAATAGACCAATTTGCATTTTTTGCAAAATGGTCCTTAGTTGATCTATTAATTGAACTATTTTATTGATCTATCGTTTTTAAGTTGAACTATTTAACTATTTCTTGAACTGAATTTTAGATTTAACTTAATTTTTAACTAATTTAAGAATAAATTTCAGTTTTTCATTTCAGATTTCACTTCCTCAATGATCTTCTGAATCTTTCTTTTATAGTTCTTATTCCCAGTCAGTCTTATGTGGCTTTCCAAGGTCCTTAGATTTCTGGATGTTGGAACTCTTCTACGTTCTACATTCTTCTTAATTGCGATCGCAACTCTTTTATTCCTACAGTGCGTATGGTGCAATTCAAAGCAATCAGGGTTGTATACGATCCATTCATCCTGTCGGTGTGATTTCTTAATCTTAAGAATGCGATCATCTCCTAATCTGCAAACATCCAGTCATCCGCTAACATATCAGCTTGGCTCGCTAACCATCCCATCTGTACACCAGACGTGCCGATAAACGCAATTGCTTTATTTCCAATGTCATTGTGATCACAATTAACAATTGTTCCGTCTGCTGCTGTGTACGAAATACATGTTGCAAGCTGAATATACTGGTTCTTTCCGTTCCATCCTTTTCTTTTGACTTTAAGTCCACGTTTCATGTACTTAATCGCATCTCCGAATCCAAATGTAGCTTCTCCGCCTAAAACTGGACAATTTGTTTCATCTGCGATTAGCCATTCATCAGACAAAATGTTAGAAAGTGTATATTCAACCCTCTGCGTCTCTCTAATATCAAGTAAATCTCCCTGTCCTTTGTCAGTATCTTTTGGTCTACACTGCATCATAATTGATTGCTTTTCTGCATCCCAGAACCAATATCCGCCCCATGATGGTAGCTTCACTTTTCCTCCGGATTTCATAATTTTGAATGCATCTCTAAATTCCATTATTCGTCCTCCTCAACTTCAATACGTTTCGCTTTGCCCTCGATACTGAACATCGTATAAGTTCCGTCCTTAATCTTTGCCCAGACCTCATCGTCTGTGATGTGGAAACCAACCCACCAGCCTTCAGGCAACGTACCTTCCTCTATACCGAGAGTTTTCATCTTTTCCTTAGTGAATATAATACTCTCGATTAAAACGCCTGCACCGCCTCGCTCGTGCATCTCTCCGGCTTCACGATAGAACTCTACATAGGTGTATGCTGTCTGTTCTAATTCTTCTGGGTCAATTAAATCGTTCTGGCGGTCAACCAACTGATTTCCATTCTCATCGACTGCAATCTTAGCCCATCCAAAGACGTACTGCTTTTCTTCGTCCTTCTTAGTAATATCTACTCGATTCAAGGACTTTCGTATACTGTCCTGTGTCTGTGCTGGGGATCGTATATAATCGTTAAAATATCTCATACTTCCTCCTTCTTATACAGCCGATCAAAGTCATTCTTACGAACTACATTTAATCGACCGACTGAATCTTTTACAACATAGTCTCCGATTCTTGCAACAAGTCTGCTGCCTTTATATCTCCGTGCATTAAAATAGATCGTACATCCAATAACGGAGATTGCTCCGTCACGCTGTGCACGATCTATCATAATTTCTTCGGTATTCATTTTCTTAGCAAGCCAGTCAGGGGCGATCATCTCAATATCGGGTGTGATCTGCACTGCCTGAACTGTCTGCTCTATTGCTTTGTACTTCATCATTCTTCTTTCTTTGCATATCGTCCAGTTCCATTTGCGTAATGGATTCCGTCACAGATTTTCATAGTTACTTCTAACATCCCTAAAGGTTCAAACTGCCTACGAATATTTCTCGGAATTGTCTTATCCTTTAACCATTCATGCATATCGTCCAGTAATTCAAACCATTCTTGTTCGTGTTCTGATACATCCATATCTTGTTTCATTAGCTGATCGAATCTTTCTTTTAATTCAAGATGTTTTTCCATTTTCTAAAGCCTCCATCCAGTGCGATACCTTCTGATAATCTTCAATATTTCCTGATAACATCATTTTATCATAGATCATATTATTCAGCCAGTCATACCTATCTGGTAACGGAACAGAAATAAGCTTCATTGCAAAATCATAATCATTTTTAAATAACCCAGCAACTTTATTTATATTTCTTAAAGCTTCTGTCATATGATCGTACTGTGATTCAAGAATTTGTATATTCTCTTTCTTGCTAATCTCCTGTGCTGCAAACTGTACCGAACCCTCTTCCATGTTCTCATACTGTTTATACATTTTACGATCATATTTTGTAACTGATCTAGCGTGTAACTGTTCATGTAACAAAATATGTGGGGCTGTTTCATGTCTGGTTATAATATCTCCGTTCCACTGGATACCATAAACACCAGAATCATCATCAACTACGACCTTTCCACTCCATGAGCTTTCAAGATCAAGATGTTTGTCTGCAATCTCTGACATTTTATTAGCAAGAGTCTCTATTTCCTCTGTGCTGTACTCTCGCAGTTCATCTTCTTCTGTTTCATACGCTGCAGCTATAGATTTTGAATTGACATACATAACACAGCATTTACACCTCGGATGAAGCGGAGGAAGTATCTTACCTGGGGCAAATTCTTCGTCCATTCCAACAACTTTTCCGTTCAGTTCTCTACATGTGCTGCATGTATTCTCACTGTCCGTGGCAGACCATTTTTTATCCTGTGGTGGCAATATGCCTTGATCGACAAGATTCTTTATATGCTGATATCTGCCATACTCATATGCAAACGCTCTTTCGGTCTGTGCGATCGTGACGGCTCTTTCTCTTAGCCTTTTCTCTGCATACTTCATTTGCTTATCTCTCGCCATTTTCTCGATCTTCTCTGGACTTGTCCTAGGATGTTTCTTAGTAAGCTCTTCCTTGATATTCTCATAGTATTTCATAGCCGCTTGTGTCTGTGGCTTCGTTAAACCAATACAAGGACGGATAAACCTTGCAAGTTCATCTGTCCCCATATGCTTTCTTATACCTAGATCGATCATTGACTGAATTGCATCTTTCTGTACTCTTGTACAATTCGTTACAAGCTCAGCTGTGTGCTTTTCCAACCAATCAGATACCGCCCAATGATCTGCATCAAATTTATATCCAATGTCTATTCCTTTGTGCTGGTTTTGATTTTTAGCACCAGCTTTCATTGCTTTAACCATCTCTGGTGCAATCTTATCATGAACCAGTTTTGAATAATCCTGTTGCCATTCTTCTACAGATTTCTTGGAGATCACACCAGCCTGAATAGCTTCTCTGATCTCTTTAAATGTAAAAACCGTCTGCTGATCCTTCCAATACCTGACCAGCAAGCGTGTTAATTCTGGACTGCTGCTATTAAGAAACCTCTCTAATGCTTCTTTCACATCATTTGGCTTCATCGATCCACGCTTCTTAACCTTTCGGAATAGGAACATATAATCAGCTCCTTCCTAATCGTTTCTTGGCTTCCTGGACCTTTCCGTCATCTTCGGCAACGTCTTGATTGTCCTCTGGATGTACATTATTTCCATTTCCCTGTGATCCAAGATCATTTGTCTGCTGATCTTCTCTATCAGGATCAATGAATCTTTCATCGTTAGCTACCTTTGGTGGCAAATTACCAGCCTCTCGAACATATGTTTCCAGTTCGTCGTCAGGGATCAATACACCAGTGCCGACCATTGCCTGAATGTACTGTGCTAATTTGTTCATGTCGATCTTTTCAATATCTCCGTGAACCATCTTCGGGTAGTCTGTGATCCCCTTGAAATGTTCTCCGTTTAGATCAATCAATCTTGGGATCGCTTGGTTATTAAACGCTTCACAGATAATGTCAAGGTATGATCCAATAGCTATAGCAAATAACTCTGTCTTATCATCAGACAATGCAAATGATCCAGTGTGTTCATGCCCCAACAGAATAAAATCCGCAAGCGTTGTCATTGCTATGCGGCTATCATAACGCTTTATGATCTCGTTCGTATCAATTTGTCTGCTTCCACCTGTGGAAACAAGCTCAAACTTGAATCCCGGTGGTAACACAATACCAGCACTCTTGTCTTGTCGGATGTTTCTTACCAAACTATTTGCCCATGCCAACATTCTTGATCCTTCCGGATCATCTGGATTGTACAGGTCAACACCTTCCGGCGGTGTAACCATCGGTATACCGGCGAGGTCTCGTTCAATCCCGATTCCTTCAAACTCCTGAATGCCTTTCTTGAAGTACCAAGAACGATAAGCATTTCTAAGAATACTTCGCCCTTCTGGATTTCCTTTTCTGGATCTGGTCCTGAAATGGATTGCCTTTTCCAGTGGAATCGTATAAAGTCCAAAATTTGGCGGTGGCATCTGGGTCATTCCAATAAGGTTATCTTCATCGTCGTACTCCCATTGGTATAGAGAATCCTGTGATCGGATAGGAAGTTTTCTCCACCCGATTAAACCATCATCATATTTACTATTCGTCTTAAGGTTTCCTGTTCGCCCTGATCTCCTCTTATATACGATTTCATGGTACGACCAGCCATATGTAAGAAATGATAGGATTTCAGAAACTGTATCTGTCCAAGTATCTTGCATATCATTCATACAGCTTTCTATAAATTCTGCTGCCTTGATATCTGCCTGATCATCCCCTTGTGGTTCGACCGAAAACGTAGCCTGTCTTAATAAAGTATCTAATGCAAATATAATTGCTCCTACCACATCGTCGTTGGATTCCATTTCGGTATATACTTTAACTCCACGTTGTCCTCTCAACTCTGGAAGAAATTCTTCATAAAAGCTACCGCCCCACCGATTTTGACCGATGCGACCAATTTCATCATACAATGCTATTTCACCTCCAATAACTATCTTTTGTTCCAATAAGTGACGTTGGAACACTGATTGGTTTAATTTTGTTTCTGTAGCAAGATAAAACAACAGCATCCGCCCGGTCCGGAGACTCTCCGATGCGTTCTTTCATTGCTTTTTTTGATTCTAGTCGTATCTTCCCTGATGAACTAAGATCATATTTTCTTGCACTCAATTGTGCGATAAGTTCTGTGTCATTTGGTAATATTGTTTCTTTTTCTTCTAACATGTCTCTTAATATGGACCATGCATAAGATGTGATATCATGATATTTTTCTGCTGCTTTCTTGTCTGGAACGGCAGCAGAAAAATTAACCGGAACAATCACTACACCAGATAACTTTCCCTCCGATTTTAATTCATTCAAACGATCTGTTACTCCGCCACCAAGACCAGTATCATCTATGATCACATATATTGTTTTTTTATATTTAAACTTTTCTTTGATATTCCTACACTCTACAACAACATCTCCTACAGTCTTCATTAGGTCCTGCCCATGTCTGATCTTTTCTAATGTGATCTTGTTATTCATATTCCTTGCGATCACTGTATCATCGTCGCCAAAGCGAGCCACATCGACTCCTAAAGTACAAATATCAGCTGGTGGTATCTCTTCCAAGATGATTGATGATTCCAACATTTCCAAAGGCATATAAACATCATCATCCTGTTTAGGAAACAATCCTTTTACCCTGACTCTGACAACATTACTTTCTTCTCCATATTTTCTGATCAGAGAATCAATGTTGTCTTTATTAGTTCTTTTAGACTCTGCGGAATTTACAGTAATGCAATAATATAATTTACGATCAGATGTATGACTATCATAAAATGTACCGCTTGCTTTTGTTGGGTTTCCACAAAGCAGCAGTTTATTATTTGCTCCTGTCAGAGTACCTAAGATTGCTTCCATGATCGGATCTGCAACACCAGAAGCTTCATCAACAATGAACAGCATATTATCCTCATGGAATCCTTGCATATTTTCTGGAGTAGTTGCTGTTCTTGCTACTGCATACCAGCGTTCTTTGCTGCCAATCATAGATATTTTTGTTTTGGTCCACTGTAGTATCTCCTTCAATAACGGAGATTTACTTTGCCACTTTGAAACCTCTGCCCATAGAACATCGTTCAACTGGTGCAGTGTTGGGGCTGTTGCAACAACTCTTGCATTCTCAAAACAGCTTAAAAACCATAACAATGTTGCAGCTTCAAATCCTGTTTTTCCAACACCCTGTCCGGATTTTATCGTTACTTTTGGATTATCTCTTAGAGCAAATGCTGCCTCTTTTTGCCATTCATCCGGATAAAAGGAAAGAACTTCTTCAAAAAATTGAACTGGGTTCTGCTGCCATAAAGGAATACTCTCTACAAGGAAATCATGTAACACGCTATTGTCCATCTGATTCCCTCGCTTTTTTTACTGCTTCCATCCAAGAGTGAACAGCATCTTCTCCTGTATCAGTTTCACTGTGTCTGATTTGTTCTGTCTTAGCTCTGATCTGCTCAATCTTAGCTTTCTGTTCAACTGTAGCAATATCCATATGATCTGCAAGCCATTGTAAAGCTTTCATCTTATCAACCAGCTTAATACTCGCTCCGTCTTTTCCTTGCTTCACTTCCGTGATCAACGTTCCATCAACCTCTTCAGATTGTTTGAATTTCACAGTATTGACTTCTTTTTCGAGAACTTCCTTCTCTCCAGTTTCTTTGTTTTCTACCATTACTGGACCAAAAGCGCCCATGACTTGAATATTTTCTCGCCCAAACGATACATAATCTGTCACATCTGCAAACGCAATATCCATGTACTTTTGAAAGATATCTTCCTGCTTTAACAGTTCCCTGTTCATATGATTCTGCTTTAGCTGTTCAATCTCTTTTCTGATCACTGGATTCTTCATAAGCCTGCTTCCTAATACGGCAGCAGATGCATAAGTACATCCTGGATAAGCTTTCATGTAAGCTTTCGTGTAATTAAACATCCTAGATTGATACAAACAAAAAAGCTGCTGCTGATCGGTAAGTTCATCGTTAATTACAACTTGACTTACATCCTCTGCAACGGCTTCTTTTTTGTGTGCACCCTTTTTATTTTGTGTGCACCTCTTTTGGATGCATTCTGTCTTTTTGTTCCTCGACCATGCGTATCGTTTCTTCCACGATTTCACAGTGTTCATTGAGACCCCATACTTGGTAGCGATGTCTTTGTATTTCATTCCTGATACATAGTCAGCTTCTGCCAGTATGTAGTTTTTTTCTTCACTCAATCGCTACCACCTTCTTTCCTATAATTCGTGAATGGACCACCAGAGACTCGAACCCCGGACCGATCGGTTATGAGCCGATTACTCTGACCTTCTGAGCTAGTGGTCCTTAAATTTACGCACGAAAAAAGCACCCGAAGGTGCTTGATTCTTTATATTATCTAGCTTTTGTTACTCCAAGTACGCTCATCAATGCTTCTCTTAATACTCCAGATACATTGATATGAGCTTCTTCTGCTTCTCGATTTAACCAATTGGGTAATGTCACATTTCTACGAACCATTTTATTATCGATCGCTCTTCTATACTCTGTAAGATCAACATCAACTAAAGATACAATTCCTTTTCCATCTTCTGCAAACGTTCCATTAGTCACGTCAACATCTGCTATTGGTGTAGGTTCTGGTATTGGTTTATTTTCATCCTGTAAATTGATACATGCTAAACCGATTGCATCTCTTGCCATTTCTATCGCATCTGCAATGGTTCCTTTTGCCTTACCCTCTTCATTTGCTTCTGTTAAAATTCCAAGATCCGGAACTTCAACTAAAATATTCGTATCTACATCTGTAAAGATAACTGGGTATGCTCCTTTCATTTCGTTCTCCTCCTATTATAATATATCTATTATGTGTTAAGGACAGGGGATTTTATAATCCCCATTTCCTTAAAATTGCTCTTGCTAACCTTTCATTTATCTCGCGATGTCGTGGAATCTTTTCTTCATCATCCCCTCGCTTATAAATATCATGGTTTCCTCCGTGTCTTGCAAATTCAAAACCCGCTTTTTCAAGTTTCTTCACTAGGTCTCTTTGCTTCATAAGTTACCTCCTTATGATTATATTATACACATTTAGTGTGTATAAGTCAACGCCTAGTGTGTATTTTATGTGTATTTTGCATAAGAAAAACCCGAGATGATTTAAAAAATCTCTCGAGCTTTCTTACTTCGAAATACATACCATTAAAGAAGAACTTTTCGTATAGTATCAATACACAAAATGTTTAGTCTATATATTAAACTATTTTCGTACGACATGGAGCGACATTTATTCATTTTCTGCAAAAAATCTTTCATTTCTCTTCTGCAGGTTCTTTTCATTGTACGCAATCTTTCTTTTAGGATGCATGGCATTCATCCTGTGCGCTACCTGTGTCCATGTCATTCCATCAATATAATACAGTCGAAAAATAGTTCTCAATTCACTTTTTTCGATGCTACTTATATACTGTTCTACTTGATTTGTTAATTCTAAAAGTTCATTTTCTTTTTCAATCAACATAGCTTTTCGTTTATTAAGCAGCAGCTTCTTTCTGCTAAGTTCTGGTACCGGCATACCTTCCACCACAAAATGCTGTATTCCACCCATGCCACCGCTTACTGTGTCTTTTACAGTTCCTTCTTCTGCAATCTTCCAGATCTGCTTTTCAGTCTCTGCGATTCTTCTCCTTAAATCTTTAATTTCTTCTTTCATGTCACAATATTGGATCAGTACGTTCTTGTCCACGTTCTCCCCTCCTGTTACGATTTATTATCTGCTGCCTTATCCGGTCTGTCATCTCCTGGTACTCTTGCTTGTATAGTACCCGATCGGCACAAATGCCCATGCAGTTTAGTTCTGCACAGGCTTTGCATGGATCAATCATATCTGTCTACCGCTCTTTCTTTTCATCTGACGGTTTCTTATAATCGCTTTTCTTGCATTTGAGTAATAAGGCCGTGATTCTTTCTCTCTTCTTCTTAATTCCTGTTCCTTTGCCTTCCAGGACAGATACTTCTCACATCCTGTCTGACAAGCAACTCTCTTTGATCCGTGTGATCTATCTTTACAATTTAGACACGGACAATCTCTATATGCCATTATGTATCACTCCTTATAATTTGTTCAGTGGGCATCTATCGCATATATCTTTACATTCCTGATTAAAATTCGGAATCATTTTGGTATATATGCAATAATCATCACACATCTCTTGCTTTACTTCTTCCAGGATGCCTGTTACTGTCTTCACTCTCTCATGATCCTCTTTCACGACACCTGTAAGATTCTCTGTTATTTGTGTACCAAATACTTCATTGTACATTTCATTAATTTTTTTCATCTGATAGCTGTTCAAACGATATATATCCAAGATTTACACATTTTGCATAAATCTTGCATGTTTTTTCATCACAATGTCCTATGTTCCCGCATCGTCTTCTTAATCTCCATATCTTCTGCTCCCTTGTCATAACTCATCCATCTCTTTCGCTGCGGTGCAGAGCGACATAACTGCCACTCCTGCAACTGCTCCGATAAATAATCCGCTCAAAAATCCAATGATCATAAATTATCTCTCCATCATATTTTCAAATCTGTATTTTTGTTTTGCATCTGGATATTTTTCATGATCCACTTCGCTCATGAACATCTCTAATGGCCTAGCATACATTCTCTGCATCTCTCTTATATCTGAATATATTACAAATAATTCATTTGTTTCTGTATGACGAGCCACTGTAATAACAACGTACAAACTTCCTTTAAAGTGTTTGTATACTTCATATGCTTTCGGCATGTGTCGTCCATTTAGCATTTTCGCCACTCTTTCTATTTTCTCTATTGTCTTTCCCATATTCTTAACGCTCCTTTATTCCAAGTGGAATGTTACATTCTGCATGATTGATCCCAGTATCAAAAATTTAATAGCTTGATAGCAATCTTTTTTTCGGTCGGAATAAAAATAAATTCCATAACATACGATTGTTAGTGTTAAACTTAATACTTTTACAGCATCTTTTGTTGTTATCATTTCTTACTGCCCCCCCACATCGTAAATCTCACATGATACTACTTCGTTTCCTGTTCCGTTATCTGTAACCTCAACATCCACGTCATATCCGGAATCCACCAGAGCATCGATGATGATACTCTGGATAGATTCTTCTTTTGTATGGATGTAGGCTTTTCCTAATCTTTGTCTTACTTTTCCCATTATTTTTCCTCTTTTATTTGTTTTTCCATTTTTCAATCATTTCTTTGTGTCCTTCTTCTGCCTTTTCTGCATTATCATACATATCAACGTCTAAATCCGACCAATCAATAATATTTCCGTTTTTATCGCATTTGAATACCATCGTCTCGAATCCATGATCAAATGTATAACATGTATCAATAGCAACATATCCATGGTTTCTTGTATTTACAACATTTCTTAGCTTCATCATCTCATTTCCTCCTTAACTTTCTTTAACAATTACTTGATCTTAATGACTCTCTGTCCTCTGTCGTACTGATTAAGTATCTGTTCTAGTGCTTTTTCTGCTTCCTCTCTTGTATTACATGTCTTAACAGTTTCATCTGTTTCTTCTGTCATCTCGCATTTAACAAGGTATTTCTTTTCCCCTTCTTTGTACTGGTGCTCATATATCCATATACTTCTGACATATCGTATATTCACAATCGTTTTATCTTCGACTTGTATTAACATAGATCTCCACTATCTCCTTTCCTTTTTACACCAGACGCATCCCTTATCACACTTGATCCGAACCTTTAGCTTCTGCTGCTTGTCCGGACACAGCTTCATGTCTTTAATTGGCTTGCCTGTGATCTCACAGATATAACCTTCAAATTCTTTCTTATTCAGCATCATAATTTCCCCCAGTTCCAGATATTTGTATCATTCTTCCTAAGCTGCAGTTCAATTCCGTTTTCTTCCTGAATCTGTTCAATTAGATCAATCCATGTTACATTCCCTGTTTCAAAGCACTCGGACTTCTCATTAAATCTTTTTCTAAATCGATCTAACCTCTTGTTTCCAAAATCAAACTCATCTTTTAAAACTATAATACTCATAATCAAGATCGTATCTAGTATCTGTCTCTTTGCTTCTTCTAAGTCTCTTTCATAAAGTCTAGGATCAATCAAAGTCTTTAATCCTACAAGTTTTCTCTGTCTTGCTATTCTATGTAACTCTTCTAATCCTTTTTCTGTTGCTATTTTGTCACAGAATGCAATTCCTTCATTTCTGCCCTGCATTATATAATCTTGTTTACTCATTTTATCTACCTATCTCAGACAGCTTAACTTTCTACCTGAAACAGCTTATACTGATCACTTTCTCCTTATTCTTTGCTTGATCATATAAACTGCTGTGATTCTTCGTTTCGTGATTTGTTGAAAAATTGTAATACCAAATCTAGTTTGTGAAAAATAAAAAATACAAAAAACCTGAAAAAATATGTTTATGTTTGCTTGCTTCGTTAATAGTTACTTGAAGAATCTTAATCAGATAGAAAGTTAAGCTGTCTGATCATACTCCTTTACTTATTTACTTATGATATCCGGCACAATTGCCTATATAGTGCCATCTTAAATCCTTGCACTTTGTCTCGTTTGCCCCCCCCTGTTATCTCAGGGTAGAAACGCTTATACCACTTCATCAGTGTCTTATGATCGATGCCGGATGATCTACTGATCTCATTTGATGACATGTTATACTTGATCCACAGTGTCACAACACGTCTTTTAAATCCTTTGCTGTAATCTGCCATCAGTTCTCCTTTCTGCCCACTGCCTTAGGCAGCAGGCTCATGGCTTATACTGGCTGTTTCTTATGCGGTTAATAGTTACATGTGGTATATAATTTAGCTCTCCGGCTGATCACTGCCTGCATATGATCCCTTTGTGCTGTTGTTGGTCACTTAAGATCATTCCTAAATCCACAGCTACCACGACTAATACTACGACTTTTTATTAAACAACAATCATGGTTTATAGTGTCTTGCAGGCAGTGATCAACCGGAGAGTCTTATTTTTATTACATTGCTGCGAGTAGCTTATTGATAAAGTACTGCTGCCCTTTACCAGTAACCATCGTTGTTCTTGTTATTCTTATGCTCTCGTCTGGATTTGTGATCGTTCTTTCCTTGATTTCAAACAACCCTGCTTCCATGGATTTCTGCGTTGGCATATTTTTGCTTGATCCACCTTTGATCAGGTATCCATTATTTCTCAGGTATGCGAACAATCTATTCTGACCTGTGTGCACTCCGTTTTGCCGAAGAATCTTAGCTAACTCTCCAATCAAGATAGATGTATCGCTCGTGGACACAGCATCGGCAAACGCTTCCTTTGGTTTCATTCTCTTGTTATCTTCTAACAATGCAGCATTATTACTCTGTAGATCATTTATTGTCTTTTGAGCTTCTAATACTGCTAACGCTAGCAATTCCTTTCCTTGTGGGATATGATCTGCGATGATTTGCTCCATCGTGTGAAATCTATCAATATACTTTGCTGTAAACTCTGTCCCTTTTACACCTGTAAGCTTGTGAGCAATAAATTCGCATCCTTTCTTTGTGATCTGGTAACATGGTCGAGTTCGATTGTTATTATCTACATATGTTGATTCATTGAAAAATTCGTCGTGTCCAAGATTGGACTGTGCTAATTGATCAATGTATTCTCTTATGTCTCTCATCAGTTTGTTATGTGCTTTACCTACCATCTCAGCAACTTCAACACTACTGATTGTCTGTTCAATCCTATCCATACACTATGTCATCTCCTAACTGTTTCTTTAATAACTGTCTTTCCAGATTCTCATAATCACAATCTTTGACTTCTCGCTGTGTAAAATTGTGTATAGTTTCTTCTTTCTTTGGTTTCGGTGTTGATTTCTTCCGTTTCTTTGATGTAGAGAAGAAACTCTTATATCCTCCACCAAATGCTTTTCTTACAATGCCCAACTTATCAGAATCGTTCTCAGCCAGAGAATCTAGTTCTTCTTTCAAGGCATTGATCTGTTCTGCAGATAATGTTGGTCCAGTATGATTCCTCATATCAAGATAAAGACAGAACTCTCTGTTCAGATCTGGATTGCTATAATAATATTTACTTTCCTTTACTTTACTTTCCTTTAGGGATTCTTCTCGGGAATTATCATTATTTTTCTTGGAATTATCCGTATTATTCTCAGAATTATCTTCAAAATGGGTAACTTTAATAAAAGGTTCTGTTTCTTCTTCATTTAAAAGCCAGAACCTGTCGACTTTTATTGGATTCTTCTTAGCTCTTGTTTTTACTGCTAACTGGAATCTCTTCTGTATTCCGGCAGAAGTCAGGACAGCGTCCGACTGGAAAAGCTGTTTATCAAACATCGACCGTTCCAATAAGAATGTCAAGACTTGCTTCACCTTATCACTATTCATGTTCAGATCATCTGACACGATATAGTAAAAATCATCATCTACAATGATGTAATATCCATTTCTATATATTTCACAAAGAAGATAAATGAAAATTGTGATCCCGTCTGCTCCATATCTGGATTTCAAGATCTTTATCTTCCTATCCGAAAAGAAATCGCAATCCAAAGAAAAATAATCGATGCCTTGTTTTTTCTGTCTGGCCAAAACGATTCTCCTTTTCTTATTTGATTTCTTCTATCTCTACTTCAACTCGTGGGTCCTCTGCATAATGCTTTTCCATATGCAGCGTTACAACCTGCGTATCATCCCTGTATGCTAGTTTATTCAAAGCATCAAGAATACTTTTTGCAATGTTATCAATGTCTGGTTTCTTCGTTGGAAACATAAGGTCTTCCAACATCTGTTGTTTCTTTTTCTTGCTTGTACTCTTAACAATCGGATAATAAGCTATGATCGTTACTTTTAAAGGCTGTCCGTCATTAAAAATGATATTGTTTGATTCCTGCCTGTAACAGCACTTGATCAAATTCTCGTATAGCATAGTACCTTCTGGCGTATATGAGAATGTTCCACCTTTTTTACTACGGACAGTTCTTGCCCTGGCTTTTCCTTTCGGTGCACCAGGGACTGTAAATCTAACTGTCTCCATAACTGTTACCCGATGATCGTGATCACTTTTAACAGTTCTTCCGGTAAATTCTCTGTTAAATATTTCTTGATAGCATCTACAGCTTCATACTTCCAGAGACCACCATCAGCTTCTACCAGTTTAAACATTGGCTGCCCATCAGAACCTTCTCTGATTCGAAAGATAAACTTGCTTTCTGGCTGTTCTACTTCCAGGAAGGTACGATATGGGCGAAGTGTTACTGGATTTGGTACGATCACATCTTCTTTTCCTGCGATACCTTTTGTGATCGTAGCTTTCTGGCTGACTCCATCATCTCCATAGTTGGCCACTGTTTTATTTTCTACGTTTCCAGCAACTGAAAGAATCAGTTCTGTTTCATCACTCTGTTTAAAGGCAGTCTGCATGTTGATTACAAACGCTTCCTGATCATAGTAATGATCGAAATCAAAACCATTTGGATTTGTACCTACGCGGAATAATTCTTCTCGATTTCTTTCATTTGTAAGACCAGATAGTAATCTTACTCTTGTTGGAGATTCTACGTGAACGATCATAGATTCTCTTAACTCTTCGCTTTTTCCGCTGATATAATCGATCAGAGAACTAAGACTTGTAGCTGTCAATGGTTCTGCAAACTCTTCTCTGTCATATCGTGACATCGATTTATCGCAATAAGTCTTTCCTGCGATCTCTACAACGTGTGGCTCTCTTGCACTGTCTGTCAATTCTTCGATCTTTTCGATTGCTTCTCTTAAAAATGTATTATCCATTGTTATGTATCCTCCTATGCCTGTTTTGCTTTTCTTAAATCAATGACTTTGTTGCTTGGTTCGTAGATCTCTCCAGTGTCCGGATCAAAGGCTTTCTGTGGATCTTCCTCTTCCTGATCAATCACATCATTGACACTCATCTGTCCCGGAATCTGGTTAAAAATCTCGATCGCTTCAACCTCTCCGGTACGGAGATCACGTCCCATACTCAGGGCTGTTGTAGCTCCAAGCTCTGGTGCAAGACTTAACTTCGTTTCAACTGTAGTTGATACAAAATTTCTTTCATCATTTGGACGAAGAGAGATTGACACATTAATCTTTCTTACCTTCTGTGCATCTGTGTTGGGATCCTGAATGTTTTCAGTGACTTTTTCTAAAGCCTTATTGAGCTGTACTGAAAGCTTCCCTCCTGCAAACTCCTCTAAATTAAAATGTTTCATTGTGTTGCTCCTTTCTTTTATTTAAAGAACTGCTGTGGTTCTTCTTTTGCTGATTCTTCCTGCGGTTCCTGTTTTTCTGGTTCTGGTGTTTCCTCTACTGCTTCCTGCAGATTCTGATCTAATACAATATTTTCTTCTGAAACTGTATCTGCATAATCTTTTGTTCCATCTTCATGGATCACCGCCATATCAGATTCCATTGCATTCTGCATATCAATGCTCATGATTCCCCATTTACTGATCAACTGGCGAAGCATTGTCTTATAAGCCATTCCGTCAAAATCTTTCTCCCAGAATGTATATCCTTTCTTTGCTGCATACCCTTTGGAATACTTTAATGCATGTGCTTCCATTTTCTTTTTGGACCAATACATAGCTTTTCGGAAACCATTTGTATATTCAAACATTGCATAGTATCCGATTGTTTTTGCTTCTTCCCTTACTTCCTCATCATCGATCAGATTTACTTCGATCTCTTCATTCAGTGGATCAAATCGAACCAGTTCTCCTTCTTTAATCGCTAGGACATTTAATTTCTTGTACTGCCCTGAGCGGATTGCTAACTGAATGTATCCTTTATAACCAAGTTGAAATTGTGCTTCCTTACATCCTTTTTTGTTGTTTCTGAACGGAACCATGTAATACTGTCCAAGCTGTGGGGATGGAGAGAGTTTTAATGACTCTCCAAGCAATGCAGCACTCAAAATTGATGGGTTTGTACATTCCTGTAAATCTGAATTAACCTGTACTGCAGATACGATAGAAGCAATGAAACGATCTCCATTTTTACCACCAACTACATTGTTGATCTGATTTTTTACAGCATCATTTGTAAGATATGCTGTTAATCCTGTTTTCTGCTGTCTATTTACTAAACTGTTTCCAACTGACATTTTATAAGTCCTCCTCTTCCTTTGGATTTATGATTTCAAATTCTTCACATACTTTTTGTACTAGACTGAGTCTCGCATTAACTTCCTTAAAGTTGTGTTCTTTTACAACACAGCGGAATGTAATTGCTACGGTTCTTTCTCCTGTACATTTTGGCTTTGCTGCTTCTATTGGTTCTTCTAGCACTTCTTTGCTTTCACCTGCAGATACTACTTTCTGTGCTTCTTCTTTTAACTGCTGCTGTCTATGCTCTTCCTTCTGCTTCTGCTCTTCCTCAAATAAGGCTTTCTTCTTGGCGGTCTCCTCTAACTTCTGTTTCTTCATCATTGCAGCGTTCAGATCAAAAGCTTTCAGATATTCTTCTTTCATTTCAAAAACATAAGGACATGTATCTGCACTGATTACTTTCAGATCGCTGTCAACTTTATCTCTGATCTCTGCGATCTCTGTTGTGATAGATTTCAATGTCGTTGATACATTTAACCAAGAATCCTTATAGATTTTTTCAAATGGAACCGTGCGATCAAAATCACCGATTGTCTTTGAATAGATTCCCTTGATTTTCTCTAATTTTTCTTGCCGTGTTGCTTCTTCGTATCCTTTGATCTGGATGTCAATGTTTCCAATCGCTTGATCAACGATGCCGATCAGTTCTTTTTCCTGTTCTTCAAAAGCTGTGTATGGCTGCATGACCTGTCGTTTGATTTCTTTTCTTTTGTTCTCTAATGCGGTTACAAATTTTCGAAGATTAGCACGATCCTTTTTGGCATCCTTAATCTGATCTGCTGTATAGACCAGATTCATATAATCATTTGCTTTCTTCTGAATCTCTGTTTTTAACTCTTCATAATTCCAATCAATCTTCTGTAGAAACCCATCTTCCTGCGGATTGTATATCTTAAACTCCATATGTATCTCCTTTTAAATTTCTGGAAGAATCAAGTTCGGTTGCTGTCTTTTTAAAACTTTCTGCCAGAACTCTTCTTCCGCTTGTTTTAATATCTCAATATCTTCTTCTACGTCTGATCGCTCAATATGATAATCTTTTGTTTGTAGCTGGATCTGCCCTTGCCACACTGATTTAAGTTGTGCTCTCAGTCCAACAAACTCATATTCAGTAACTAACAGATAATGCAACACCTGTATGTAATAGTTGTCCGGAATCTGATCTCTCCATTTTTCTCTCTGCATGCTTTGCAAGATATTAGTTGTCTTGATTTCTAAGATTCCTTTGCGACCATCCTGATCGGTCAGTTCTCCATCTAAGGATGCATGTGCCCATGGATACTTTTCATTCCGAATCATGTTGTCTCCGAAGTACTCAACCTTGTACTCTGGATGGTCAAGTGCGAACAGCGATCTAAGCAATGGCTCCGCATCATGCCCATACTTCACATAGTCCTTATCTGAAATATCAGGAGCCGTTCGCTGTCCTGTCTTTTCTAAATAAAGTTCTATATTGGTTTTATATGGATTGAGTCCTAATACTGCAGATGCATCAGATCCACCGATTCCGTGTCTAGCATTTAGCCAGGAATCGGTGGAATCAAATTGGATTCGCTTGATTCCTGGAGCGATCATGTTCTTGCTAGACATTCCTATCTACCCTTATGTGATCAGTTCTGGTATGTTGTTTTAAAACTTCCGTAAAACCATAGCTTAATATTTGCACTTCTTCCAGTTGACACTTAATTACTTCGTCAGCATAAAGTCTTAGTGCTCCTGTAACAATTGGAATTTCTTCATCAACCAAAGGACCAACAAATTTTTCTAGATCTTCAAAGAAGATTTGAGACAATTCTAAGAGCACCTTTGTTTTCTCTTTGATCTCTGCCTTATCTGAAAATGCCTTTTCAATATAAGGACCTAAGTCTCTTCGTAAATTACTTTTCTCCATCATATGTTTTCCCTTTCTTCTTTTAATTTCTTCTCACAATCTTTCAATCTTGGAAAGATCAAGTTAAACTGCTCTTCTGACATTTCACAAAACTCAATTCCTGCACTTCCATACTTCTCTCCAATGATCAAAGCATTTCCAAGAATCGGGTATCCATGGCGATCTGTCTCATACAACCATGAAGCTATCTTATTTAATTTGGTTTTGTCACAGTGAAAATAAAATTCTTCATCAACGAGCATGCTTACCTTTGATCCGGGTGTATTTTTGACCTCAATTCCTGCACCGATCTCTGTATATAATCTCTTGGGCTGTACGTGTTCAATTAACTCACATCTGTTTCCAATGTGTTCTTTCAACTTTTTCCATGATTTAAGTCCCTCATCTGGATATTCAAGTTCTTTCACATCATTATTTGGTGTGATCAAGATCATTTTTCCCATTATCATTTTCCTCCTTTGTGATCTCAGATTTAACACTTCTTCCTAAGAATGATTCGATATATTCAGAAATTCCTTTGTCATAGTCAGTTAATCCTTTTTCTAAAGCATCTGAAACCGCTCTTAAAACTGGCACGATAAACACCGATGTATGTTCTGAAATTGGATTGACATATCCAAGAACTTCTGTTACTGCCTCTTCTGCCATATCTTCCAACACTTTGAACGCTTTATCTTCGTCTCCTACTTCTGCAAATCGACAGCTCTTGATTACCGCATTGTCGCATTTCGCTAAAAATTTATCTTTCATGTTTGTTTCCTTCCTTAATCTGTGGTATAATTTTCTCTGAACTTTTATTTGTGTGCCTAACGGAGTTGCTGCTTTGTGGGCACCTTTTTTTGTATCCTGTTGTCATTGTTCTGTTCCTCTCTCATTGATGTATTTCATTCCTAAATACCCAATGATATAAAACACACCAAACAGCATCCATTCGCCACCGAATGCAAAATATCCTCTTGCTTCAATAAGCTCTGGAATCATCAAGGTTGCTGTTGATCCAGCAAACAATAATCCAATGATGTGGCAGATCACCATCCTTTCAATCTTCTTTCGAACCTTGTTCATTTTTCTCTGACGATCAATCGCCTTCTGAATCTTTTTCTTTGATTCTACGAAACGATCTTCGTATACCTCGTATCTTCGTACATTTTCCAAAATATACACCTTACCTTTCTTTTGTTTGTTACCAGACGACTTAAACACGCTGGCCAATTCTATATTCAATTTTTAATTTTTTATAGGTCAATGTTTTATATCAAGAAGAGATTTAATTGTTTATGTTTTGCAGTTATTGTTATGCTATAGATTGGGATCATAGCGACATATTCAATTTGACCAGCGTGTTTAAGTCGTCTGTGTTTCTTGGGTTGTTTTTATTATCTTGTAATTTGCAGTGTACTGTTATGTACCTTTCTAGACTGCTTGTTTTTCTTTCTTCGCCTTTCTCTTTCTTCGTTCAACCTCCTTTAAGAACTCTGTTGTTGCATCCTTTATCTTTTCCTGGTTAACTGTTCCGTGAATATGAACAGTTCCATTACCAATACTAAAGGTCTTGTCTGCTTTATCTTTCATAACATCACCTACCTTTCGCCAGATGACTCAATTCCTTGCCTGATCACGTGAATGTTTTTTATATTGAAAAGAAGCTAACTGTGTCGGGGTTGTTTTCTTTTTATTCCTATGCAATCGGATTAGCATCAACGATCGGGCAAGGAATTGAGTCATCTGTTATTTAATATAGTAACTTTAAAAGTTACTTAAGATCAAAAAAAATTTCAATCGGATTTTCTATATGAAGTTCTTTGATCATAATCTCGATCTCATCGCTTCCAAAAACACCTTTTGCCATTTTTTCATAAAATGTTTTTGGCGTAATTCCTATTAATCGAGCTACTTTTGTTTGTGTTAAACCTCTTTCGGATATAATTCCTCGAAGCTTGTCTGTTCTTACCACTTTCTCACCTCCGTAACTTTTTAAGTTACTTTAATTATAGCACAAAAAAGTAACTTGTCAAGATACTTTTGGTTGCTTTTATAACTTTTTTGTGATAACATAAAATTATTCAGAAAGGAGATGATATTAATGACTGTAGGAGAACGAATACAACTATCAAGAAAAAGGATGGGAATGAGCCAAGTTGATTTTGCAGCTAAAATTAATGTGTCAAAACAAACTTTATATAAATATGAAAATAATCTTATTACTAACATACCATCAGACAAAATAGAAGCTGTTGCAAACCTTTGCCATGTCACCCCTGCATATTTAATGGGTTGGAATAATGAAGCAAACTCAACTTCTAATGAACAGCATTTTGATCAAGATCTTGTTATCATACAAAGAGAAAAAAGTAAGATGTCTGCAAAAGACCAAGCAAAACTAATGAACATTTTAAAAGCAAATTTTGATGAATATAATTGGGATGAAGATGATTCTGGAGATATCGAGTAATCGCAGGGCTGAAATTAAAAATCGTGTACTTTCAATTTTAAAAAAATACGGACAGCCTTGCGTACCTGTTAAAATTGGAAATATTATTAGAGGAATGAATAATGTCAAATTAATTACTTATAGTAGTCAAATTCGAAAGCATAATATAACTTATGAAGAGTTAATTATAAATGCAGAAACAAAAGATTCTTATGCTGTCTGGGATGGAAACAAACGTTACTCCATCTACTATAATGACTTAGATTTTAACATTCTTCACTCAAATAGAGTTCGATGGAACTTAGCCCATGAGTTAGGGCATATAGTATTGAGGCATCATGAATTTTACAAATATAATAAGCTTTTTCGAAATGGCTTAAGCGATTCTACCTATAACTATCTTGAAGAAGAAGCTGATTATTTCGCACAATTAATTCTTGTTCCTCATGTTGTTCTATCAGAATTTAAAATTTCTAGTATTGATCAGTTAAAAACACTATGTAAAATATCACGCAATGCTGCTAAATATCGTTTTCAGGATTATCAAAAATGGAAGTCGTCTCACATAAATATTCAGGATGAATACGATCAACAGCTTTTTCAATATTATTATAATTTTCTGTTTAAACGGCATTGTCAAACGTGTGGTGCAACATTAATTCAACGATATGGTGACTATTGCCAAATCTGTGGGAAAAAAACTTTACAATGGGGAAATGGGAATATGTTCTATCCTCAACTTAAAACGTATACATCTGGAAAATTAATTGTTTGCCCTAATTGTGGAAATCAAGAAACAAATATTTTAGGAGAATATTGTCAAATTTGTGGATGTCATCTTGTAAATCGTTGCAATGATTTGAATTGTCAATGTAATTATCCTCTTCTTACAAACGCAAGATATTGTCCTATCTGTGGAGGTTCAACTAGTTTTTATAATCAATATTTTTTGAAAGATTGGTATGATGATTCTGATTCTATAGATGTTAATGATGTTTCTTTTTACATACCTCTTTATTCTCGTTGATTTTTCAAAAAACTAGATAAATAACAAATACTATTTTTATATACACAAGAAAATGCATTAAAAAACTATAAGGGGGAATACAATATGAGTTTCCTAAATTCTATTTTTGGAAACGATGAGCTGAATGAAAAGATTCAAGAATTAGAAAATTCTAATTTAGAAATGCAAAAAACAATTGCTAATCTTGAAATCGAAAAAGCTAAATTGGAATCGAAGCTTACACCTGAAATGTTGGATTTGGAATCTTTACAAAAACAGATTTCTGAATCACAAGTAAAATTTGCTCATGATAAAATGGAGCAAGAACAAAAGCTTTCAGAACAGTATGATAAGTACATGGAAGAAATTTCTAAGCAAAAGTCGCTTATTATTGCTTACAATGACGAAATTAATGAGCTAAATTCTAATATAAAAGAATTGAAAAATGAACTTATTACTTTCTCTGATGAAGTTCTTGTTCAGGATTTCGGGTTATATGAACCACGCTACTCTTTTACTAACGCTGATGCTTATAAAGCAGAGCTCATAAATATACGAAACCAGCAGAAAGCAATGATCAAGGATGATACAGCTGTATCCGGGAACATAGGATGGCAAGTAAATGGTAGTGAAGCCAAAGGACGAAAGTTAGTAAAAGACATGCAGAAGCTACTGCTTCGTGCGTTCAACAGTGAATGTGATGAGATTATTAGTAAGGTAAAATACAATAACTATGATACATCTGTTAAGAAAATGGAACGAAGTTTCAATGCTATTGCTAAATTGGGTGTAACAATGTCAATTTCCATAACCGCTCATTACTATGATCTGAAAATTCAAGAGCTTAGATTAGCTCTCGAATATCAGATTCAAAAACAGCGTGAAAAGGAACAAAAGGCAGAATTAAGAGCTCAACAGCGTGAAGAAGCTCGATTACAAAAAGAACTAAAAGAACAACGTAAAAATATTGATAAAGAACGCAAACATTACGAACAAGCCCTTTCTAATATCAATCATCAAATTTCAACCGCTTCTGATGACAATATAGAAGATTTAAATCAAAAGAAAGAAGAAATCATACAATCTCTTTCCGAGATTGACACTAAAATCAAGGATATTGATTACAGAGAGGCTAACCAAAAAGCTGGTTATGTATATGTAATTTCTAACATTGGATCATTCGGTGAAGGTATTTACAAAATCGGTATGACACGTAGATTAAACCCACAAGATCGTGTAGATGAATTAGGAGATGCTTCTGTTCCATTCAAATTTGATGTACATGCAATGATCTTTTCAGAGGATGCTCCAGCATTGGAAGCAGCCTTACATAGAGCTTTTGAAGATCGTAAATTAAACCTTGTAAACCAAAGAAGAGAATTTTTCAGAGTTTCCTTAGATGAGATCAAGGATGTTGTTAAGAATAATTTTGATAAAACAGTGGAATTTGTTGATGTTCCTGATGCTGATCAGTACAGAATCTCCCTGAAACTACGAGAGGAGGAACATCAAGAATGAGCATCTTTGATTTTTTCAGAAAGTCGAAACCCGAAGAACCTAAGCAAGAAGTTTTAGATGAACCATCAACTTCTAACATCGCCTTGGATTCATCATCTTATGTCAATGATTCAGAAGTTTCCCTAAAAAAAAGAGAGTTTTATACAGCTGTATTCCTCGACAGATACAGTACTGGAACTCCGATCATGGACGACAACGAATATCCAAGATACTTCCAGTATGATTTTGAAATCAAAAGCCCATCTAAATTTCATAAAAAATTAGTCCAAGATGGTTATTATAAAGATGCTGAATTGGTAGATATCTTGCGTTCTTTAAGAATACCAGAGTTAAAAGATCTGTTAAGAGAATTACGTCTACATGTATCAGGGAACAAAGAAGATTTGATCAATCGTCTATTAGCTACTGATTCCTCTGATGAATTAATGCATATTTTAAATGCTGATCATATAAAATTTTATTCTCTATCTAATAAGGGAAAATATTTTGTGGAAAATCACAAAGATTATATTGATCTGTTTAACCACAGAATCAAATTAGGGATAGGCATTGACGAATATATATCTGCTAAGAAATCATGTCCAAATAATTATGATTTTCATAAGATCATTTGGTCTATATTCAATGATCGAGAATTTGAATACATGAAAAATAGTAAATTCAATTTATTAACATGTAATTATCGATCTATGGCTGAATGGCTAGGTGATTCAGGTAAACAGGAAGATTCGCTTCTGTACTACCTAAAGGCACTCTACTTTGAGATTATGGCTTCAAATTTTAGCAGCATATCATTATATAACGATGGCGTATATTCTTCTACACGTGTACATTCAGATTCTTTTAATGAACCATATTTAACATATCTTGTAGGAAAAATTTATAATTTAAGAGAATTTTATTCTCAAACAATTTTTGAAGATGCTTGTGAAGTAATGAATCACCTTTATGAATTTGTCTTATGCGATAAAAATACTTTCAAACGTTTGGTTCACGATATAATCAATAATAATTACGATCATGACAAATGGATGAAGGAATTTAAGAGAATCTATACAAATTTATTTTAATAAATGAACTTTGAAAATATAATATACTTTTAGAAAAGGAGGTGTCCTTTGGATACGAATAAATTAATCCAAAATGCAATAAATAGTGTTTCTAAACAATTACATAACTATCAAACATCTACTGATCCAAAATTACAGAAGAAAGCTTCTATTCTCTCTTATTGGCTCGATGATTACATGCGAATGTTGAAAAAGGAAGAAACTTTTAATCCAAGAAAATTAAAGCGTTACAAACGTGGCGAAATTGTGAAGGTTCATCTTGGTTATAATATTGGAAATGAAGAGGGTGGTTTACACTACGCCATTGTTTTAACTAAAAATGATTCCAAAAATTCTCCGATTATTACCATAATTCCTTTATCTTCTGTAAAAGCTAATAAACCTATACATCCTTATAATGTATTTTTAGGAGATACTATTTTTCAACAATTAAAAGGAAAGTGGGAAATTCATCATGATCTCATCGATCAGGAATTAACCTCTCAAACACAAGAAGTCGATTCCCTAAGAGAACTTATTTCTTCTAAAACCGAAGCTGAATTGTTAGAAGATCATGCAGATATTGATAAACGTATACATGAATTAAATGCTTCTATAGCACATTTATCTAAACTGTCTTCTAGACGTGATAAAATTTCAAATGAGATTTTAAAAATGAAAACAGGTAGCATTGCACTTGTCAATCAGATAACTACTATTAGTAAAATAAGAATATATAACCCTCTTCACTCTAATGACGTTTTAGGAAATGTTAAGGTTTCTAATGAAATTTTAGATGCAATAGATGACAAAATCAGAGAATTGTACATTGGAAAGTAAATAATTCTTGACACGAGGCATAGTATTATTTTATAATACTTTTGTTAAAACATTGCCCCTTTGCGGGCCCATTAAAAAGACATTGCCCCTTTGCGGGCCAAACATTAAAAAGACCTCGTAGAAATACGGGGTCTTTTACGTTATATAAAAACATTTTTTGAACTTTGAAAATATAATATACTTACCCAGGAAGTCGTCAGACGGCAAGTCTCCAACCGCTCCGAGCATTGCGGAAAGGAGGCTTTTATGAGTACATATGAGGAATTTATGATCATCATAAATGTTGCACTGTTAATCATTGCCATTCTGAATTACACACATAAAAAATAGCCGTCCTGCCCCTGGTAAGTGTAGAACGACTATTTTTCGTTAAGCATTCGCCGGAGCGGATGGGTTTGCTCCATCGTGCCGACTTCCTTGTTAAGTATATTATAATCAAAGTTCTTAGATTTTTCAATACTATCTTGCTAACATTGGAAAAATGGTTAAATCAAGGATCACTAGGCTGTAACCTAGTGAAATATAAAGGAGGTTAACTTATGTTTTGTTCAAATTGTGGTGCTGAATTGAAAGATAATGCAAATTTTTGTAGTAACTGCGGACAAGCAATTACTTCTGGTACTTCAACATCTTCTGCTTCATCAGATGACGAGGTAGTTGTTAAAGAAGGTTTATGCAATAGAGTTAAAAGTAAATTATTTGTACAAAATGGTCATGGATTATTAACTAACAAACGTTTTATTTATTCTAAGCATAGTATTTTTAAAACCGCTGCCATTGGTCTACTTGTCAATCTAACGAAAGGTAGTTATGATTTTGAGATTCCAATTTCTGATATAAAAGAAATCAAAGATGGTCGCCAAGGAATAAGTAAAACAATTATTATTTGTACTAATTCAGGCGAGGAATACAATTTTTACTTTACAGATCGCCAAAAATGGATTATCGAGTTTAATAATCTCATTAATAAAAACTAA